ATAAGTAAACCCAGAGTATTTGCGGGTATGTCACCATCCGGATCTCCGTTAGCTACAGTACCAACCGGTGATGTGGCTACATTATTTGCTGCAGCATACCATGAACTACTTGGATGATATAAATGGCCGATGACTATAATAAAGAACAAAAAACGGCAGCAGAAGCATTAAAGCAACAAACCGCCGAACTTAAAAAAACTAACCTGCCAAAACGTCAACGAGAATACATAAGTGAACTCGTAGGATTAAGTGCGGCAGTTATACAGGCCAAAAAAAGTTTATCTGATACGATTAAACAACAAAATCAAATAAATCAAAAAAATTCAATAATCAATAATATTTTAGCAAACTCAAAAGGTGAACTAATAAAAAGTGTTATTGCCGCTCGTCAAGCAAATTTACGAGTCACACAAAAAATACAAGTTACTGAACAGGAAATAAATGTTGCAAAACAGACAATAGTTGCTGTACAACAACAAATTGATGCGTTGTCTAAAAACAAAAATGCTCTTACTCAGAATACTAATGCAAAAAGAAGTGAACAGATAGCAGTTGAAGAAAATTTGGCAGAAGTGAGAAAAAATAGACAATCTATCCTAGAAGAAATTAGAACGCGTGCAACGGTTCGTAATGTATTACAGAATAGTGTTAATAATACATCTGCATTACGAGATGCAACCGATGCAAGAATAACAGCACTGAAGACAGATAATTCTGCTCTAGAAGACGAGTTAAAAACCAAAGGAATTGCAAATTCTAGAATGGATGAAATTATCAACACAATGAAGGATAATAAAAAGGCAATGGACGAGGAAAGATTAAAACGATTTGATCTTACGGGTGTCTTGACTACACAAAAAAGTGAATTAGGTAAATTAACTGATGAGACGAAAGTACTGCAAGAAAGTCTCTCACAGACCTCGGAGGCCGCAGAAAAATTTGAAAGTCGTTTAGAAAGTATAACAGAAGAAATGAAGGAATTGACCGAAAAAACCACCGAACTTGGACAAAAAGAAGCAGCATTGAGCAATGAAATAGAGGAACAGACTAGTGTAGTAAAGGATGGTACGGATAAAATGAAACTATTGGGGTTTGAAAAATTGGCAACAAAGCTAGGAGGAATTGCCAATGTTATGGACAAGGTTGCCGATCCAATCAATAAAATGGTGGCAAGTGTTAGAGAATTACAAAATAAGTTTGGAGTTTCTGCAGGAACCGCCTCCAAACTTGGATTGGAAAATCTAAAGTCAAGTGTAACGAGTTTTGCTGATGCACTACGTACAGGTGGGGCATCGGGCCCCGGCGTGACGATGGAACAAATTGCGCAAACTCAAGCAGATTTTCAAGAACAATTTGGAGGCTTGATTACTTCTGATGCAGCAACTGATTTGGCAAAAGAAGCAGTAAAAATGGGGGTGAGTAGTAAACAACTTGCTGAAGCTCGACGGGTATTTTTAACGCAAACAATGGGTGACGCCGGAAAGGCACAGGAACAAACGGATAAATTTGTTGGAGAATTTGCAAAGAAAGGATTGTCTGCTGGAATTGCCATGCAAGAAATTGCTAAAAATTCCGAACTACTTGCAAGAAACGGTACACGGTTTGCTGGACAGATGGCACGTGCAATGGCAGACGCTAAGAAAATTGGAGTTGACTTAAGTAAAGTTAGTCAATTTGGTGACAGTCTCATCAATAATTTTGAAGGATTCTTAGAAGGTCAAGCAGCTCTTGGAGCAATGGGGTTCAACCTTGATTCCAATAGATTAGCACAAATTTCAGAAACGGGTAGTGATGCAGATTTATATAATGAACTAAAATCACAGTTAGCAAGTACTGGAAAAGATATTACCAAACTGACACGATCTCAACGACTTGAGTTAGAATCACAGTTCGGTATGAATATCAGTGACATGCAAAAAATGGCGGCAGAAGAAACACCGGGAGCAGGTGGCGAAAAAACTATTGACCCCATAGATTTACAAAAAACTGCTAACGAAAGTTTAGCAAATGGGGTCAACTTTGCAGAAGCATCCGGAAAAACGTTAAGTGTTATCAGTGATACTTTAAAATATGCAAATAGTTTATTGGGAGCAATTGCCGTTGCATCGACGATTTCTGCAGGTACTATCGTAGCAGCACTTGCTCCTGTAGCTATAGGAATCGCCTCAATTCTAGCACTTGTACAGTTATGGAGAGCTGGATCGAAAAATATAGAGGAGGGTAAGAGAAAAATTGCAGCGGGTGAAGCGGGAGGAAAGGAACAATTAATTGGTGGCCGCGGCCAACAGGGTGCTGCGGCCGGCGCTTCAATTGCGGGAATACTAGCAGGCGGAGCACTGATGGCTACAGGGGTAGGATTACTACCTGGCTTGGCTATTATGGCCGCAAGTATGGGCGCAGGAGGATTAATAGGTAGTGGTATGGGCCGAAGTAGCGGTGAATCCGAGGCCACAAAGTTGATGGCAGGTACGACAGGCGACGATGTAGTTTCTCGGTCTGGTTATGGTACCCGTTCCTTGGTAACACCGTCTGGTGTGATTGCATTAAACAATAAAGATAATATCATTGCGTATGCAGATGATTTGGACGGTACGAAAAAACTACCATATGGGTCTATTGCAAAGAAAGCCGTTGAAAAATACGAACAAATTGATGTATTTAAAAAACAAGTAAATGATACCTTTGCTCAATTAATTTCGCCGGCCGGTGGATTTGGTCAAATTTCAAAATTTCTTAATAAAGATTTGGGAGCTGCAGCCACTAATAAAGTGATGAGTGGAAAAGTTGGAGGCGCAATTGCTAAAGCCCAAGAACTGAAGGCAGGTGGCACTAGCGGATTACTTTCCATGGCGCAAAACAAGTTTGGGAGCATGTTCGGCGGCAACGCCGGTAAAGCCATTACCAAAGCCCAAGAACTCAAAGCGGGTGGTCAAGAAGGAATGATGGCGTCAATACAAAACAAGTTCGGTGGTATGTTTGGCGGCAACGCCGGTAAAGCAATGTCCAGTGTAAGTAATCTATTCACTGGTGGTGGTTCAACATCAAGTAATTTGATGAGTATGGCAACTAAAATTCCTGTCCTTGGTGGGTTACTCGGAAAAGCTACGGGAGCATTGGGTAGTGGTGGATTGAAAGGAATTGGTACTAGCTTACTTGGAAAAGTAGGATTGGGTAGTCTTGGTGGTAGTTTATTAGGCGGACCAATGGGCTTGGCGGGTTCCTTGGCTGCACCATTACTCAAGAAAATTCCCTTCGTTGGTGGTGCTGCAGCGGCAATAGCGGGCGGACCCGGTAAGTTGATGAGCAGTGCATTAGGTAAAATCGGTGGATTATTTGGGAAGAAGAAAGCCCCCGCAGTTTCTGCAATGGGCGCAATGATGCCCGAGATGGGGAATATGATGTCGATGCTTCCATTCCTCTCTGGAGCACAACCTACGACAACACAAGCCACTACACAACCGCAGGCACCTATCTCAGTGGATACTACAGGTATAGAAAAGCAACTAAATAATTTCATCAATGCACTCCAAGGTATACAGATTCATATGGATGGCGCAAAGGTTGGAAAAGCATTAGTAAATAGTAATGACGCCGCATCATCACTCGGCGTGTTCCGTGAACAGTCCCGTTAAACTTTGTATGAGAAATACACATGACATTTAAAAACTTAGAAAGTCGGTTTAACGAAAACGTCAATAAATTATATAGCGCCGGTACGTTGAAGTTTGAAAACGGAAAGCCAAGTAATGGAAGAAATGACGACCCATTGATAGTACGTAAGCCCGGAAATGGATATTGGGGGTTTGGAGAAAGTAGAAGTCTTCCTGTACGAAGTGCACTCATCGACGTAAAACGACTAACGTTATTTACGTTAAGTAAACGAGGATTATTATTTCTGGCAAAACAACAATTACTGCAAACAGGTAATACATTTGAACACACTAGAATAATTAATCCTGTATTTGCTGTTGGAAATGCAGTTCCCTTTTTACATATTAGACGAAATTTACGACCACTTGCTATTGGCGGGACGGTTGGCAAAGTATTATCACTTATAGGTATTACAAAAAACGCTACTCCGAATTCACCCGCCGATTTACGAAAAATTGGGCAACTTCAGCAAGAAACCTACGACAAATATACCGGTGGTGCTGGATTAGTTAAAAGTTTAATAAAAAAAATACCCGTTATTGGACAAACAGTATCGGCATTCACTGCAAAACGAAGTGTTGGGGAAAATTTAAAATGGGATCGCAGTAGACCGGAACTCGGAAAAACTAATGTAGATTATTTCGTATATGCGTATGGAAATTTAAAAGACGATAAAGTTATTGCAACCGTCAAAAAATTCATTAAAAAACTCACTGGAATATCGTTAGTTACACCAACCAGTAATGTCTATGGCGTTAAGGATTCAAACGGAAAGTATATAACATATTTAGATTATAGTAATAATAAAACAACATGGGAAATATCAAATACGACAGATTATAATGCATATAGAATTGGGGAATTTACTAGAGGCGTTCGGCCAAAAATATCCGATGTGGCAGAAAAATCCACACTAAAGGAAGAAGAATACAAATCATCTGGTCTACAAAAACTCGTAGATACTCAAATAAAGAATTACGTAGCAACATCTCAAAAATTGTCGGAGGCAGAACAAGCACTTACCAGACCACGCGTGGACGAATTGAGTGATTTGCCCATTCCTGTAACTGGTAAAGCATTTGTTAGATATTTTTCTGCAGGAAATGTTGGACTTAGTACGACAAACGAACAGGGTATATTGAATGGGACTACTACTAACATGCAAGACAACGTGGCAGGATATAGAACTAGTACGGCGTTTTCCACAAATAAAACCAAGAAAAAAATATCATATATACAAGATGTTGCAAATATACCAATAAAATCACCAACAGATAAAAACTCTAAACCTGCATATAGATCAATCAACAGCAACTTTGATGATCCAATTGTAGTATCCTTTGCGATGGGACAAGACGATCCGGTTCGCTTTCGAGCATTTATTAAGGATTTAAATCAATCAGCAACACCGGAGTATAAATCATATCAGTATATTGGTCGTATGGAAAAATTTGTTAATTATGTTGGGGTACAACGAGACATATCATTTAAACTGGGCGTGATTGCGTTTTCTAAAGACGAGTTAGATGGGTGCTGGGCACGTATTAATTATTTGACAGGGTTGGTATTTCCATACGGATTCAATCGCGGAATTTTCCAACCGAACATTGTGCGATTAACCATCGGAGATGTATATACAGAACAACCTGGATATGTTACTTCGCTGAACACCAATTTTAATGAGTTGGGGGAGTCGTGGGAAATTGATAGCCGCCGTCAAGTACCCATTGCTGCACAGATGGATATTAAATTTACTATAATTGAAAAAACATCCAAGGTTGCCGATTCACCGTTTTATGGTATTACCGAAACAATATTTGAAGTTCCCTATCTTTCTAACGAAAAGGCTCCTGCAATAATTGCAAATACGCAAGTGGTGGAAAATAGAAAACCACCAGTAATATCCAGTGCAAATATTAAATTACCAACCTTCGGCCGATAACTTATGCCACGCTACCAAAATAATATAATTGTAAAAAAAACAGATGAGGGCGTGCGATATTATACGTCAGCAATTCCCACCGACCCTTTAGAAGAACAGATCGAATATAATTATAAAGCACGTATGGGTGATCGGTGGGACACTATTGCTTACAAATATTTAGGATCGGCAACATTGTGGTATGTTGTCGCAAACGCGAATAATGGACTGAACGGCTCTATATTTATTAAGCCGGGAACAATTATCACGATACCTCAAAACTACTAAAATACTATGGCACACGATAAAGGGTCTTTTGACTACAAAGTAGTAAATGAAAATATAAGTAAATTATTGGATGCAAGGTCGGAGTTGGACAACACGATTCAGGTTTCCATGCCGTTTGTCAAAGCCACCACCACTATTGAATTACCCGAACTTGGTAAAGGTAATATTGGGTTTACATTAGGATTACATGCTATAGATGAAGATGTACGATATGAAGATATGTACGCATCAGTAGACGGCGAAATGCCATTGATTGGGTATACGTATACGGCGGAAGGAAACCCCAAACGAGTGTATGCAACAGACCCAAACAATCAAATAATATCTGGTTTATTTGATAAATATGGCATGTTATACAAAACAACAAATTTTATCAGAATTCCACCGCCCGGTATTACCAAAGTAACGGTCAGTAGAGCTAAGAATGGCACGTTGGCAATGGCAACGATGGAAATCTCCGTACCGTCACTTGTACAATTGGAAAATTTACACAGGACATTTTTAATTCCTGGCGTTGGTATGATTTTAGAATGGGGACAGCAATTTGCCCCAGAATTAAAACCAAGCTTGGGAGAATTGCCAGACATATCTGCAAATTTATTTCCGTGGCATGATCGCACCAAACTTATGGAAATCTTAAATAAATTGGCAATCAGTCAACTGGGATTGGAAGAAATCTTGAAGGACTACGTGTATCCAACACAAGGCCAATACATGTGGATGTTTGGTCGTGTGGCAAATTTTAGTACTAAATCCAATTCCGATGGTTCATTTAACTGTACGGTAAAAATTGTAGGGCCGTCAGAAGATTCGTTTGCATATTCTACGCAAAATACAGTAATTCCATCAAAAGATTCCAGTACAGCAAACTTTTGTGCAACCGATACCAATAGCGTTGAATCATACTTCACAGAAACAACAGAAGGTACAAATTTAAAAACGTTGTTGGATAAAACGTTAAAGGATGGTCCTTGGAAACAACACGTACAACTTCTTGTAGGTGGTAATAAAAAAGGTGGAGATCCGACCGCAACTGAACAAAGCCCAGTTATAAGTCAAACCGATTTTGCAGATGCAGAAAATGCATATTTCATGACATGGAGATTCTTTGTTAATGTAGTATTGAATAGTACTGATGAAAATTATAAAGGACTGAAATATCTTTTTAGTACGATCATGAGTCAAGACGAACTGAAAAAAATTGGATTGTTACTACCATATGCAACCGGCGACGATAGAACAAATACACAGGTGGAAAACTTAAAATATATAAACGATCCGATGGAATCATATGTTGGCATGAATAAGTTTTTACGGTCTGTTGACCCATCTACATTGATTATAGTTAATGAAAAGGCAGCACAATTAGCGCAGGAAAACGACCAGTATAATATACCAACGTCGAAAGTAAAATTTTTTGAATCAACTACAGAAGCACTATTGTTTAAAGACCGTGGGTTGTTTGAAGAGTCTACGACTGCAGACGAAATAGCAGAAGACCGCGGATTTTTAAGTTCCGGTGTGTGGCTAAACCACAAGGCTGTTGTAGAATGTATGCTGGGTAGTACTACCATCCTCCGTGGAATTGTAAGTTTATTAGAACGTATGAATCATGCAACAAAGAATTATTGGAAGTTGGTAATTGATACTGCAGAACCAATGGAAGGGTCTGAACATTCATTTAATTACATGGTGGTAGACGCCAATTTTAGAGAAAGTTCTGACCGGTCGGTGTCAAAGTTTATAGATAAAGTTCACACATTTAACAAATATGTTCGCACTGATCCCGCCACGGGTAAGTTGATAGGGTCAGAATTGACCGAATGTTCTATTGATTTATCGTTACCGAAGCGATTGTTTACACAAATTGCCACATTAGGATTGGTACAACCAGAGGACATGCAGAAGATTGCGGATGCTGGTAAGACTAAAGACGAATTAGCAGAAGAAGCTGCTACTGCGGCAAAAACTGGCATTGGACCAACCAAACCACCAAAAATATCTGATCCAAATGATACCTTACGAGAAATGTTTGCCATTACGTCTCTTGCCGGTGTAGACACAGACGGAAATTTCAATGACAATATCCAAGGACCGGATATTACAATACTTCCAAAAACTGCCCGCGCAGAACAATTAAAAGCCGCTGGAATATGTGGAAAAGCTAACACGCAGACTACTGCAAACACCGGTGGGGTTGGACAAAAACCGGGTGGAATTGACCCTTCTATAAATCTTAACGGTAAAAGCGCAGACGAACTGAAAAAAGCACAAGAAGATGCATTGAAAATTACGGAAACGGATGTATGTAAAAAATGTGCACCATGCAATCAAAGTAAAACAACCGCAATTGCAACAGGAAACACGAATTCATATATAACAAATACTCCGTGGAGTGCAGGATTCATAAGTTATGTTATGCAGGAAAGTGGAACTTCATTTCCATCGGCGGGTGCACATACAACATATGCACAAGCACTCAGAACCAATAGTCGCGGTTGGACCGTATTAAATCCTGCCACAACCGAACTTAAAGTAGGCGATGTGATAATTGAAAATCGAACCAATAATACGTTATCGTTTAAAAGTTCAACTTGGTCAGGTGCAAGTCATGCAGATATCGTAACAAGCGTTAGTGATTCACGTATAACTGCAGTCGGGGGCAATGTTAGTGATTCGGTGACAAGTGCGTCACCGGCCGTGACAAACGGTATATTAAGTAGTACGAAGTATTTTACTGTATTACGTCCACCTGCCTCTCAAGTAACACGAATCGTACAAGTAGCAAACGTAGAATTGAAAAAATGGCAATCGGCCGCATGGAAAGAAACCACGCCGGCAGCATTGGACACAGTAACCTCATATTATGTTGCAGGTAAACTATCGGCTCCACCTAAAACGGGAAATCAAAAACCACCCGTACCAAATTCTACGGCGTGCAACGATGATACATATGCTGAAGTGGGGACTATTGAATATAAAGGAACGTTAGGAGCCGATTCCGTTCGATCTGCTCGACCGGCACTAATTGCTGACGGAAAGGTAATCTGCGCAAACTGCGCAAAAGCAAGTGCCATACTAACACAGTCTAAAGTAGTCATTGCGGCACAAGATAAGGCAACAAAAGCAGCAGAACAAGTAACTAGAGATTTTCCAGGCATGAATAGAGTATTTCGATATGTAGAAATATTCCCCGATTATATGGTTGCAGAAATTGCAGATTCTGCCAACGGTCAGTTTGCTAATGCGTTTGGTGCATCTCCTGGTGCACTATCAATATCCGGTGATATCGGTATGCCTGGTATAGCAGGATTACGTGTAGGCGAATTGTTTTGGATTGATCGCATTCCTACTTTCTATAAGGCGTTTGGTGCATTTCAAATTATGGGTATCGAAGATAGTATTGGTAGAGATGGGTGGACGACTAAAGTACATTCAACGTTTAATTATTTGGGAACTAATTGGAAAGAAGCAATGGCGACTAAACTTAGTAGTGCCAAGGCTGTACAAACGCCAAGTATTACTGCGCCAGTGGGTACATAATAATGATTGACACCGATTTATTACAAAAACTTTATAAGTCTGACGAACAACGATTAACCAATACTTTAGATAAAATACCGTCGCAAGTATTGCCCATCGTTACGCAATCAGATGCTAAGAATAAGTTTATTACACGGTACTTTGTGCGACAGGTCAACGATAAAGATTTTATTGTTGAAGTAGATAATAATCAGTACATGGAATTTAAAGAAAATCCCCGATTTGTTACTACCACAGTAAAATGGAAAATTGTTGGGAAAAAACAAAATATGACACTTTTAAACGGTGTGACGATTTATGGGGTCGAAGATACAAACCGCGTAGTAGTCTCAGAGGCGGACTTGACTTTTGGTGGCCTCTTGAAGTATATTACAAGTTATCTGGAGTATTGGTTTGCTGAAGAGGTTTAAATGGTTATTAGTAGTTACGAACAATATAACGAGTTAAAGTCACGAATGAATCGGGAGATGCATATTTGCACACCGATTTTTCGTGATTTATACTATCATGTCATGGAAAATGAAGTGTTATGTGTATCTATAACATTCATGAACGGTGAATCATGTATCGTATCTATCAGTCATGAGGATGCCCCACAGTTTGAAATGCCCGTTGGCAATGCATCGTGTTTTACGGCAAACTCTAAAGTAGTATCTACACAGTCTATTGATATTACGGCAGTTGCTTATATTCATCAATTGACCGTACCAGTACTAAAAGACTTTTTTACGACATATATTACTGATACGCATAATATGTTTCATAATATGCGCAACGTAAATAGAATTATTCCATTAACGACATGGGATTGTATTCTCACTAACTATAATACAGAATTATTACCGCTCGTAAGTCTATATGAACCATCTAGGCAATACACCTATATGCACGAATTATTGACCACGTTAAAAGATATAGAAAGTGCGGGATTGTGTGTAGATAGAACATTGCTGTCGCAACATTTTTCGGCCGATGCAAAACGTGCGTTCAAAGATAATATGGTGTATACCGAATATAATCCATATACTGCCACAGGTCGCCCAAGTAATAGATTTGGAGGGATAAACTTTGCCGCATTAAATAAGTCTGACGGTTCCCGTGATAGTTTCATTAGTAGATATTCTTCTGGGTCATTGGTGCAAATGGACTTTGAAGCATATCATCTGCGATTAATGGCAAACGAACTAGGAGTAGAATTACCTAGTGAACAATCGATTCATACCGAACTTGCCAAGGTATACTTCAATACATCAGACATTACAGAAGATATGTACGCCGAAAGCAAACGACGAACGTTTGAAGTCATGTATGGTACGAGTACCGAAACCTATAATTTTGAATTATTTGAAAAGATTCACGAACATAGAAAGCAATATGAGTCTGCAACGTCAATAACATTGCCGAGCGGAATCACGGTAAACGTGGGTATGCCAAATGCAAGTAAACTATTCAATTATTATGTACAATCGTTGGAGATGGTGAGAACATTGCCGAAACTTACACGCATTATTGACCTCATAAAAAATACTACCAATCATTTGGTGCTGTATACTTACGATAGTATATTGTTAGATATGCAAACTATGGATGGTGATATCTTACAACAGATACAAGAGATTTTAGAAGAAAACAAAACATTCCCCGTTCGTGTATATTCGGGAAATACATACAATAATATTAAGGAGATACATTTCCTAAAATCGGTAACATTTACTGTAAGTTGACGGTAGTTTGACGGGTAAATATAATATTTATATAAAGGTTGTTATACCTTTAATGGATGTTACATATGAATAATCAAACGCAACTTCTTTGCACATTCACTTCCGTAGACGAACTAGAAAATACCATTGATATTATAAAAAATTCATATACCTTAGTATTCAATAAATTATATTTACTGGAAAACACTGCAGATGAAAATCAATTAGTGTTAACATATAATATTACAAAAACAAATACCAATATAATACCACCGGTATCCACCATTTCGGTGCACAGAAAGAAACAAACGAATACAATTTATACAATTAATGCAATTAATAAATTGATTGAAATGAAAAATAATGGCATATTGGATAAATCATTTAGAATTGATTGGAATGAATTACAAAATACCGTATTAGTTACTGCATATGGAAAATTGAAAGTGGTAAATACAAAACTATCAGATATCATCGAATTATAATAGTTACCCCTTGACAAACTAAGGTCAGCCCACTACCTTTATAAAGTGGGCACTAAACTCACTAAACAAAACATTCTAAACTCTAAGAGGTACACACGTATGGGAATTAACATCTCAGCACTCAAGTCTAAGCTCAATCAGTTCACTCGTCAGAACGACCGCAGTGACGCACTCTGGAAGCCCACGGAAGGAAAGACGGTTATTCGTATTGTCCCGTGGAAGGATAACAAGGAAAATCCGTTCATCGAACTGTATTTTCATTATCTCGGTAATAAGACACATCTTTCCCCCACCTCAAATGGCAACCGTGATCCTATTGTAGAATTTGCGGATGCATTGCAGGCGGGTGGTACGAAGGACGATTGGCAGCAGGCACGTCCGTTCCGTCCAAAGCTTCGTACATTCGTTCCCATCGTGGTTCGTGGTGAAGAAGATAAGGGCGTTCGTTTTATGTCGTTTGGTAAGATTGTATACACCGAACTGTTGTCAATTATTTCTGACCCCGATTACGGTGATATCACCGATGTACAAAACGGTAGGGATATCGTGGTAGAGTATATCCCACAGGAAAAGAGCGATACGAACTTTGCAAAGACGATGGTTCGTCCTAAGCCGAATCAGACGCCTCTCGCTGATTCCGCTGAGAAGATTCAGAAACTTCTCACTGACCAGCCCGATATTCGTTCTATTTTCAAGGAACCTTCATATGAAGAACTCAAGGTTGCTCTTGAACGATACCTTGACCCAGATGCGGTTAAGATGCCACCTACCGCAGCTCCCGTTAAGGAAGAAGTTGTAACTAAGCCCACCTCACCCACGGCAGCTAAGTCAGTAGAACTTAAGTCAACGTCAGTCAAAGATATGATTGACGAGTTTGACGAAGTATTTAACTAACATCACTTGACTTTACTTGGATGGCCCACTATACTTACATAGTGGGTCATTCACGTTATTATACTATAGGAAAATAATATGGCAAAACCAGATAAGAAGGTTATTCAAGAACCAGACCGCGATGAGTTAGCGCAACTTATTGCAGTATCCTTGAATAAGATGAATAAGGATAGTGACCAAGTTGCATTCTTCCTTGATGGACGAGAATCAACGCCAACAGATTTTACCGATTTCATTTCAACCGGTGCAACCATGTTGGATGTGGCAATTAGTAATCGGGAAAACGGTGGAATTGCAGTTGGACGTATTACTGAACTGACCGGATTAGAAGGGTCAGGAAAGAGCCTGATTGGGGCACAGTTGATTGCAAACACGCAGAGAAGGGGTGGGGTAGGCGTTCTGATTGACACTGAGACAGCAGTCAATGCGGAGTTCTTTAAAGCAGTCGGTATTGATATGAATAAGCTGGTATATGTTCAGCTGCAGACGGTTGAAGAAATCTTCGATGCAATTACGACGATTATTGAAGAAGTACGTAAAGACCCCAAGAAACGGGATAAGCTTGTTACCATCGTCGTAGACTCCGTTGCTGCCGCATCCACCAAGAAGGAAATGGAAGCAGACTTCGGAAAGGATGGGTATGCAACCGATAAGGCTATCATCATCAGTAAGGCAATGCGCAAGATTACGGGATTGTTGGGCCGTGAACGTATTGCACTCGTCTTTACGAATCAGCTCCGTCAGAAGATGAATGCAATGGCGTTCTCTGACCCGTGGACGACTTCGGGTGGTAAGGCAATTGCATTCCACGCATCGACTCGTCTTCGACTGTCGTTGCTCGGTAAGATTAGTAATTCCAGCGGTGATGTGATTGGTGTGAAGGTGAAGGCAAATGTTGTCAAGAATCGTCTTGGACCGCCACATCGCACGGCAGAATTTGAAATTTATTTTAATCGTGGTATTGACGATTTGGGTAGTTGGTTGAAGGTATTGAAGGAAAACAAAATGGTTAAGCAGGCAGGGGCATGGTATGTATACGTTGACCCAGTTACGGAAGTGGAAACAAAGTTCCAATCAAAGGACTTTCAAGCGTTCTTAGATGCGGACCCCATTCGGAAGGAAGCACTCTACAGTGAGATTTGTGATTCACTGATTATGAAGTACCAGAGTGAATTTGATCCTGAAGATGTGAGTATTATGGCGGCAACTGAAGATGAATAATCCAGAAGATATTGTGCAGCTTGTATTGTCTGCGTATGATAAGTCGTGGGACGACAAGTACTCCTGGCCAGGAGTCGCCCAGCACCGTGACGATTTCGAATTAGAACTTCGTCGGTTGTTAATGCAAGCAGAGCCACAGGTTCAGTTGAAACCAGTTGGGCCCTTAAAGCGTGACGGGGAGGCATCAGTAACAATCCGTGCCTCTCCGGCGCACACCTACACAGTTAATCCACCAAACTTGATGGGTTCATGGACCACCCAAACACATGCTATGGGTGTTCAATCAAACATTATCAATAAAGAAATCCTACATGGCTAATCTGCAAGATATTTTTCACAATATGAAGTTTGAAGAAGACCCACAAGGCATGACGTATAATAGTCGTGTATTGTTGGTTGATGCAATGAATCTATTTATTCGTTCATATTCAGCAGTGCCTTCAATGGATGACGATGGAAATCACATTGGGGGCATGATTGGATTCTTTAAAAGTTTAGGTCTTGCTATTCGCACGTTTAAGCCCACCCGGACCATCATTGTATTTGATGGAAAGGGTGGAAGTCAAAGTCGTAGAAAGATTTATCCGCAGTATAAGGCAAATCGCAAACCTCCGGTTCGGTTGAACCGGAGTTATGATTTAACGACGGATGAACAAGAAAAAGAAAATATGAAGTGGCAGTTGGTATCATTGGTTGAAATGCTAGAATGTTTGCCCGTTACTATTTTTGCATTGGACAATGTAGAAGCAGATGACGTTATCGCATATTTGTCACAGTTGATTACGGCAGACGGCGGAGATAGTATTATTTATTCCACTGATAAAGATTTCTTTCAACTTGCCGCAGAAAATATTAAAATTTATAATCCCATTAAAAAGAAAACGTTTAGTGAACAAGTAATCTTAGAAGATTATGGTATTCATCCAAAACACTTCCATTTCTTCCGTGCATTAAATGGTGATAAGAGTGATAATATTGACGGAGTAAAGGGTGTTGGGGAAGCAACATTAAAAAAATATGTTCCTGAGATTGTGGACCCAATGGCAGAAATTTCAGTAGATATGATTCGTAATAAATATGCAAATATGAAAAAGGTTCCCAAGATGATTGAGAACATTTTAAATAATGAAGATATAGTTGAAAGAAATATTGTGTTAATGAATTTGCATGAAAGTATTATGTCCATTGATGCAAAAATGAAGGTAGTCAATAGATTTCAGACTACACAGACTTCATTGCGGAAGGTAGACTTGACAAAGTTGATGATGAAGTCTAGATTACTACAAGCATTCCCCAACTACGATAGTTGGTTATCACAGAATTTCATTCCTCTTAGCAGGTTTAATAATGACAACACAGCATGATACGACAATAGACAATCTCGCAAAATACGGACCAACCTTTCAGGCGAAAGTATTGGCGAGTTTATTGTCGTCTACTGAATTTTTACAGCAATCACTGGATGTATTAAATCCTAAATTCTTTGAATCTGGGGCAGGTCAGTGGATTGTAGATACTACCATAGATTATTTTGCCGATTATAAGGCGTTACCTACACTGGAAGTATTCAAGGTTAAATTGGATGCAGTCAATGATGATGTATTAAAGATTGCGATTAAAGACCAGTTGCGTTCTGCCTTTCAACGAAAGAACGATGACGATTTGGAATATATCCGAGATAGTTTTCTAGACTTCGCAAAAAACCAAGCAATTAAATCTGCTATTATCCGTTCTGTCGATTTGCTACAAATGGGACAGTATGGTGAAATTAAGAGTTTGATTGACGGGGCAATGAAGGCTGGCCAACCTCGCAACATTGGACATAATTGGAGAGAAGATATTGGTATTCGACTATCTGGTACTTCTCGTATCGTAGTTCCTACTGGATGGGATTCTATTGACCAATTGATTGGTGGTGGATTGGGTGCTGGTGAACTGGGTGTTATCGCCGCTCCGTCTGGTATTGGTAAGAGTTGGGCACTTGCTACACTTGGAGCAAATGCAGCAAAGGCAGGAAAACGTGTGGTGTATTATACATTAGAGTTGAACGAGAATTATGTTGGACTTCGATATGATACCATCTTTACTGGTATTGAACCTGGAAACGTTCCACAACATCCACAGATGGTTCGTGATGCCGTGGAAGGAGTAACGGGTGATATTATCATTAAGTATTATCCAGCACGTTCTATTACGGTTCATACCATTCGGGCACACATTGACCATCTCATCAGTAATAAACTCAAGCCCGATTTGATGTTAATTGATTACGCAGACCTTATGCGGTCAGTGGACCGCGTTGACGCTCGACACCAAGAATTGGGGGCAATCTATGAAGAAATTCGTGGTATGTCTGGTGAGATGGCTATTCCCTGCTGGACTGCCTCACAGACCCAACGTAGTAGTATCCAAGACGAAGTAATTCAGGCCGATAAGATTGCTGAATCCTACCAGAAAATTATGACCGCTGACTTGGTGATTTCCTTGTCGCGTAAATTGGAAGATAAGGCAAATCATACTGGTCGAGCACATGTTATGAAGAATCGATTCGGTGTTGATGGTGTTACGTTGCCCGTATATATGAACACTGGTCTTGGAAAGATTGAAATTTATGATGAAAATTCTTCCAAGGGCATTCTGTTGAAGAAGCAAATGCAGGCGGGAGAAGGTATGTTAAAAAAGACTCTTGCAAAGAAATTATCTGAACTCCACGATGATTTTTCGGAAGAGTGAGTGATAATTATTAGAACCAATGAACCTAAACCGCTCGGAGATTGCCCGAAATGCAGCTAGAATCAAAATTATTGTCGGCCATTACGACTTTTATGAAGTACAGTAAGTACCTGCCAGACAAGCAACGTAGAGAAACATGGACAGAGTTAGTTGATAGAAACAAAAACATGCATCTAGAGAAGTTCCCTCAGTTGAAAGAGGAAATTGATGCCGCATATACATTTGTATATGATAAGAAAATCCTCCCATCGATGCGTTCCTTGCAGTTTGCGGGAAAGCCAGTTGATTTAAACAATACTCGTTTATACAATTGTTGTTTTCTTCCCGTAGACCACAGTGACGCATTCAGTGAAATCATGTTCCTATTATTGTCGGGAACTGGTGTGGGATATTCCGTACAACGTCAGCACGTAGAAAAGCTCCCAGAAATTAATAAACCAACCAAGTCTCGTCGTTACCTTGTTGCGGATAGCATCGAAGGATGGGCAGATGCCGTGAAGGTGTTAGTGACTGCTTAC